GGTTTGCCGGGTTGGCCAGTTCCCAGCCCTGATAGTCTTGATGCTGGATACCGCCGGTGCGCTGGCTCCGGTTGAGCTGCTGAAAGCGGTCAAGCTGGCCAAGATTGGACGTGTATTTACCAAGGCCCTCGCGGCGCTCTGATAGCCTCTTGTAGTCGCTCAGATACGCCCCGCGCGCCGCAACGGGGTCGGGCGCTTCAAGCTTGGGCGCGATCAGCCCGGTGCGGGCCTGCTGCGCCACCTGCCCGTAACCGGCCGCAGCCAGGCGCTCCGGCGGGACGCCGCGACGGATCAGCTCTTGTGCGATCTGTTCCTTGTCCATGTCCATTACTGCGGCCCCAGCATTCTCAGCAATTCCTCAGTGGACATGCCACTGAGACCACCACCAGCCCCGCCACCGCTGGCCGGCCCACGATCAAACTCACGACGCCTCATCCCGAGGTTGCCTTGCGCAACGCCCAGATTGCCCATGCCGATAGCCGCCGACGCCTCCTGGCCCCGGCGCCCGGTCTCCTCGGCATAGGTCGGGCCGCGGGGCGCACCGAAGCCGCTTTCCAACGTCTCGGGATCGACGAAGCCGTAGCGGTCGCCGAACTGGTCGATACGGGCCATGCCCTCGCGCTCGCCGGTCAGGGGATCGATGTACACCTTGCCGCTCTCGCGCGTTTGCGGCTTCAGACCCTCCGACAGAACGCCCGCGAAGGCTTTCGGGTCCAGGGCGAAGGCCAGTTGGGCGCGGGGGTTGTCCGGGAACAGCTCGCGCGCCATGCTCTGAAGCTGGCCCATCCGCTCACGGTCCTCGGCTTCCTTGCGCTGGGCTTCCCGACTGGCGGTCAGCTCCTGCATCCGGTTCGGCGTCTGACCCTGCATGATGGAGCCCACGTCATAGGCCTTGGCGGTCCAGTTCTCCCGGCGCTCCGGCGTCATGAAGGGCTGGCGCGGGGCCTGGGCGCGGCCACCAAGGGGTTCGCCATCCATCCCCGGCCCGATGCCGCCATAACCCCCAGCCGCGGGCTTAGGCGCCGCCCCCATGGCCCTGCCGACCGAGCCGAACAATCCACGCAGGCTCATGCCACGTCTCCCAGAAGCCCGTAGTTGATGGCGTATCGCTTGCCGACCTTTTCCACCGCGTGCGGGTCAGTCTTCTTGACCTCCTGGGCGATGTGGCCGATGCGGCGCTGGTCGTCGCCCTTGTAGCGGTAGGAGACCAGGCGCCGGCCCGATGCGTCCTTGCCGATCGTGCGAATGTCAGACTTCATCCGCTTGTCGCTGAAGATGGTCGCGCCGATCTGCACCGCCTTACCGAGCGTGCCCATGGGGTCGCTTTCGGTCGTGGTGCTGGTCCCGCTGGCGGTGCGGTTCTCCGTCCCGCTGGCGGTCTGGCCGCGGAACAACTCATAGGGCTGCGATGCGTTCAGGGCGGCGATCAGGCGCGTCATCTCGACATCCGAGCCGAGGATTTGGCGATCGATCTCGCGTTCCTGGCCGCCAAGGTCGGATAGCAGGCCAAGGTCGGCGCGCGTGCTGGCGCCCTGCGCTTGCCCAAGCTCGCCAAGCAGGCCGGCGGCCTGAAGCCGGCTCGCCTGGTCCTGCGCCGAGACCGTATTGGCCTGGCCCGCATTGAACATCGAGACGTTGGACTCACGGTCCAGATCCCCCATCGCTAGGCCCGTCGCACGGTCAAAGCCCGCGGCGCGGAGTTGCGCCTCTTGCGCCGCCCGCTGCTGGGCAAGCTGGCCCTCGGTCATGCTGGCGGTGATAGCCGCGCGAGAGCCGCCGAACCGCTGGCCCTTGGCCATGTCGAGGGCCTGTTGCGCCCTCACCCGGTCGGCGTTCTGGTCGAAACCGGAAAGGGTGGTGTCCACCACGCCCTGGGTGAACGGGTTCTGATAGGCTTCCAGATCGGTGTCGGTGATGCGGCCGGCGCTGGCCATCACGGCTTCGCGCGGATCGCCGTCGAGGATACCCCGCACCGCGCCTTGAGCATCGCCCATGGCCGCGTTCGGCTGGCCAAGCCCCTGCGCGCCGGCAAAGGCCTGCTGCTGGAGCCCAGACGCGCCCGGGACCAGGGTCGATGCGTCAACGTCGAGCAGGCTGTTGATGCGGTTCTGGACGCCCTGGACGCCAGACGTGACCCATTCAGGGTTCGTCGGCGTGGTGACGGTGTTGAAGTTGGTCGCGCTCTGCGACGACTCCTTCGCCTTGCTTTTCTTGCTCATCAGAGCGCCTTCCTCAACACGCCGTCGTCATCGAGCCGATAGCCCGCCTTCTCATAGAACCGACGCCATCCCGGCCGGCCGTCGATGGTGGCGAACTGCGCCCCCATGGCCCGCCCGAAGGCTTCGACCCCTGGCCTCAACTCTGCCAGTTCAGACAGTATGCCCCCGCCTAGCCATGCGTGGATTGCGCGGGTTCCGTCGTCGGCCTGGACGCATTGGGTGATGAGGAACGACCCTTCGCCTGGCCAGAGCTGCGCCCGACCCGACAGCACCTCGGCAAGCGCCGCCTCGGTTGTTGTCTCGGCGCCCAGGGCGACGGCTTCGGCGATCAGGGGGGCCAGACGGGCGAACTGGGACGCCAGGGCCTGGGTCATCGCTTGCCGGCGTCTCGCCCCTCCGCGACAGGCGTTCCCAGACGCCAGGAGGCAGGCGCAGAATTGAACTCGATACGCCAGCCCATCAGCCGACCTAGCGACTTGAGCTGCACGGCCTGCGTGTTAGCCGTGATGTAGTATGGACCCCACTCAATGACCGGCGCCTGCGGCTCTTCCCAGGTCTTCAGGGTCAATTCCAAGCCGCCAACGAGGGATTTGAAGTCTGGGATGAACTCGCGCAACAGGACCAGCCGCTCGGTCCCGTCCAGGTACTGCGGCCCGGCCTCCAGGTGGCCAGAGATCGCGCCGCCATCGGCGGTCGTGCCCTTCTCGTGCCAGAACACGTTTCCGCTCACGTCCACCCCCAAGGGATAGGCGGACGGCCCTGCGTCGATGAAGGCGGTGCGCGTCAGGATGACCTTTCGACCACCAGCCATCGGTGATGGACATGCACTGATATACGGCTGTTCTCCAGCCCGTACGCGGGACGTCGGGATAGAACATCCACAGCTCGGAATAGCCGTTGAGCGTCGAGAGGATCACCTTGTCGCGCTGGTTCGGGACCAGGGTTTTCCTCAAGCTCGTCGCGCATCGGGCTTTCGATGGACGCCGGCTGACCGCCCAGCGCCACGGTCCAGAGCCGCACGTCGGGCGATAGCCAGAACGCCCGCTGACCCTGCACGGCGCAGGCGTTCGGCCCCATGAGACCGCAATCAGATCCGAGCGCGTCGGGTCGATAGGTCTCATCCAGGGCGCCGACGTAGGAGAGCTGAATGACCTCGTTGTCGGTCCAGACCAGGGCGGCATAGCCCGCCATGCGACCTGAGACGATCCGGCCTTCGCTCTGCAGCGTGATTTCGTTCGCGGTCGATTGCGCCGCCGTCGTGCTCCAGACCGTCTCATCGGTCAGCGACGAGTGGCGGATGACGCGCGGATTGAAGGTCCCGCTGACCTCCTCGTTGCAGCCCAGCGCCATGACCGCCCGCTCCGGGGTGACGATAACGGCGGTGCATTGCCGCGGCGAATTGGCGATGGGCAGGGCGTCGGCGGAACTGTCGTTGTCCCAGATGTAGATCGCCCCGCCGCGGGGAGACGCGACCAGGGCCTGGCCGAGCGTCGTCAGGCTCCAGGTGCGGGGGAAATAGTCAGCCGTCGAGGGCTGGCCATATTGCCCGACGCCATAGGCGCCCGTTCCGTAGCCGCTGCCCCCGGTGCCGTTGATCTGGCCCGCCGCGAATGCCTCCAGGGGCTGGATGACAACCGCAGATCCGCCGCCCGTGGCCGTGCTAGAGGCGGTTGACGTGAACTCGTAGCTGAAGCTGTCGGCGTCAATTACCGTCACGGCTGTAGAGGCACGGTTCGGCGTGATACCGCCCACCGCAGCCGCTCCAGTGACCGTGATCAGGTCCCCATCCGCAAAGCCATGGCCGGGCATTTCGACCGTCACCGTTGCATCCCCGTTCGTGACCGATAGCGGGTCGGTTCCGAGGATTTGCGAGGGACGGGCCAGGGTCGGCGTGATGTCGATCAGTTGCCCGCCGCGCCAGACATAAAGCTTGGTGTGCGTGCCAAAGGCGAGGTTGACCCGCCCGGCGTTGTCGATCCAGGTCAGGCTATTGCGGCACACGCCGTCCAGCGAGGTTCGGAAAACCCGCTCCCATCCATTCACGGTTTCCGGCTGGCCGCGCACAAAGCGGACCATGCTTGCGTCAACATACCGCCCGCCCTTGGCCAGGGTCGTGTCGTCGGTGACGATGCCGGGGGGGTATTTGAGCAGGAAGCGCATCTATTTGTCGCGGCAGATGATGACAAGGCCGCAACCGCCGAAATTGGCCGGCTCTCCTGGCGAGCTGGTCGCCTTGCCTCCCGCTCCAGGCGACCCTGCGCCTGAATTGGGACTGGCAGATGCGTTGCCGCCCCGAAAGCCGTCGTATCCAGGCGCACCGGGGTCGCCGCGCGTCCCGCCTTTGCCGCCGTCGGTGCCCCCGCCATCAGCGCCGCTGACCAGATAATACAGGCCAGCCGTGCCATTGATGTTAATGTCGCCCCCCGTAGCTATGCCGCCAGCCCCGCCGCCGCTAGAACCGCTCCCACCACCACCCCGCCCAGCAGTAAGGGTCACGGACTTGGAAGCCAGATCAACAGTGGTCGCGGCCGTAGTTGCGCCTAACTCAGGAATCGAAATAGTCGCAATTGCGCCGGCCAACAGCCGAACACGTTGCCAAATCGCGAGGGCGCCAGAGCCGCCCGCAAAGCCGTTTGTGGTTCCCGTCTCGCCACGACCGCCAGGCCCCCAGGCGTAAATCGTGTATTCACCCGTTCGCGGGCACGTCCAGGTCTGGGCGCCGGCCGTCGTTGGGGCGTTGAAGCTCGCCTGATAGCGGTTGATGGTCTGCGCGGCGGCAGACGGCTGGTCGCCATCCCCAAGGGGGCCGTATCCGAACGACATGGCGTTAGGCCAGCGGTGTGTAGGAGCCGCCCGAGACCCGGCAGACGACGCCATTGGCTACGGTCGCGCCGATGGCGAAGGCCAGGCCCTCGCCAGGGTGCAGGATCAACGGGTCATCGACACTCACATCAAACGACGCCTTGACGTTGGCGACCGTCGCGCTTGGCGTGGTGTTGGCCAGCGTGTTGGAGTCGATCAGGGTATAGGTCGTGCCTACCAGCTTGTAGAGCTGGCAGTTGACCACCGCGCCTGGAGCAGCCAGCGTGATGGCATAGGCCTTAGTGATCCGCATCCCCTGGGTATTACCAGCGGCGGGAATGACCGTGACGGCGTTGGTCGGCAGGTGAAAGGCGGTTTCGGCAGCCGTCGCCACGGCGGTATAGGCCACCGGGCTTTGAACAGCGATGTATTCGTTAGTCGCAATGGCGGTCATGGCTTACGTCCTTGGGAAATAGGCGAAGGCGACCGCGCGCTTGTCGGCGGCGGCGCTGGCTGTGATGAAGTCGGGGCGGGAGGCGACATCGGCCCAGGCAGCGGTCGTGCCGTCCGTGGATAGCACCTTGCCGCTGTTGCCGGTCTGGCCAGGAAGGTCGCCAGAGAACGCGGCAAAGGCCTGCGCATCGACGTATTCCTTCCACGACGCGCCGTTGATGCCGAGGCTGTAGCAGTCGACTCCGTCGCACATGACAAGGACCGCCTCGGTCGCATTGACCGTCGCAGCAACCCCGCCCGTAGGGGCCAAGGTCACGGCGCCCGTGGCCTCGTTGAACACCATGTAGAGCTTGGAGCGCGCCGGAATGACGATGGCCCCGCCGGTCCCGCTCGTGATGTGCAGGATCGCCATGCGGGCTTCGTTGGTGACGCCGTTCGTGCTGGTCAGCACCTTCGTGCCCGACAGGGTGAACGCCGTCCGGCCCGCGATGAACTCGTCAACGAGCTGGATCACCTCGTCATTCAGCACGTCGCCCCAGGCGTTGTCGTTCGTGCCCGGCGTCTGCTTGTTCAGACCGTGTATGGTGTAACCCGCCGCCATCAGACGCTCGCTCCCGTATCAGCCCGCCGCCAGACCGTCCCGTCGCAGAAGACGAGCGCCTGAGTGCCCCCGCCGTCCACGTCCAGCACGACAGCCGTGACGCCCCCCGATAGTGCGGCCTTCGGAAGGTCGGCGGATTGGCGATAGATCGCCCCTTTGCGGGCGAACGTGGCCTCGATGTTCTGCCCGACACGCTCCATCCACGCCGGCAGGCCAGACGGGAGCCATCGCGCGCTCATACGACCGCTCCAGAGGCGCTGGGCATGGGCACGCCGCCCCGCATCGCATCGGCCCGGCTCTCGGTGTCGATGGAGGCCAGGAGGTCGCGGAACAGGGCTTCCTGCGCCGCGCTTTCGGCGTCGAACTGATCGAACCGATAGGCTTCAGCCAGGGCGCCGTGCAGATAGAGGAACGGCCACCGGGCCAGGATCAGGTTCGTGGCCGCGTCGGTGGCGAAGAAGTCGATCGCGCGCCAGTAGAGCAGCTTGCCGGTGTGCGTCGCCGCCGGGATCGGGGCGAAGGCGAACATCTCCCCAGCATCCCCGCCCTCGATGGCGAACAGCCGCGGCGTGCCGGCCTCATACTGCGCCGCCTCAACCATCCGGTTTTCAATCGACGTCGGCGACAGGGTGTTGCGTGGGTCGTTGTCGAGAAACAGCCGCGCCACGGCCCGAAAACCGGCCGGCGCCGCGACCCGTTCGGCGTTGATGGTCAGGTCGGCGCTGGCCTGGAGCAGCGGGATGCGCAGCTTGCGCATGATCTCGTCATGGGCCTTGCGAACGAAGGTCGGCAGGTTCGATTGAAACGCCGCCAAACCGCCGCGCGGGTAGTAGTCCGTCACCGCCGCCTTCAGCTCGCCATAGGTGGACAGAATGCCCATCAGATCCTCCCCGGCGCGGTGCGCAGGTGCTGATAATCGGCGTCGTTGAGGACGCGCTTCAGGAACTCCTCACCCTCTGGACGAAGCACGTTCACGCCCTGCTCGCGCTTCCACTTCTCCACGAGGATCATGGGAATGGACGCGGCCCGGCGCATGTCGCGCGACTCTGACCACCCGTCGTTGTGGGTGGCCATCGCCTTGTTTTGGTCCAGGATCGGGTCGGTGTCCTGCTCGCTCATGACGGTGTAGGTGCCGTCGTGATTGTCCTTGAAGAACGTCCGAACGCCGCCGGGGCTGGTCCAGAGGGGTTGCCAGGTCATCAGTCCACAGAGCCGACGATCTCTACCCGGCCGGCCTCTTGTTGAAGCCGCGCCACCCCGAGCGGAAGCACCACCTCGTCGTTGGCGTCATAGACCCCGCCGTCGCCGTCGTAGATCGCCTTGTCGCCCTTGACCGTGATCCTCACCGTCACCAGGCGCGACGGGTCTCGGCCTAGCTCGTCGGAGTTAGGCAGGGGCGCGCCCTTCTTGATCCGCTGGCCGGGCTTGGAACCGACCTTCTTGCCGTCCCCGTGGTGGTCCAGCGGGTCGGGCATGGGATCAGCCGCCGGCTGCGCCGCCTCGGCTTCCATCGCAGCGGTCGCGGCTTCCAGATCGGCGCCTTCAAGGTCGGCCGTGGTGATCATGTTCGGGGTCTTGGCCATGGGGCCTCCAAAAGAAAAGGGGGCGGCGACCGAAGTCAGCCGCCCCACGGGGGTTGGTCCTTTCAGACCGGAGATCAGGACAGGTCGGCGATGACGCCAATGCCCTTTTCGTTCCGGCATTCCAGGGTGTATTCGCCGACCACCTGGAACTTCTCGTTGTCGCCGGTGACGGCCAGGGTCTTCTTCTTCCAGGCCCGCAGCGTGGTCATGGCGACCTTTTCCGGGTCGATCAGGAGAACGTCGCGGGTCAGGGCGTAGGCGTGCGGGATGAAGGTCACGGGACCGAAGTCCGACACATAGACGTCGGCGGCGCCCATGATGGTCGTCGGCTTCTTGCCGGTGCCGTCCACCCGGATATCGGCGATGCCGGTGAAGGCCGAGGCGGTCTGCTTGTGGGAAGCCGACATATAGGCCTGCGACAGCCGGGCGCCGTTGTTGAACGCCGACTGCACCACGGCCTTCAGTTGAGCCTCGGTGAGGGTCCGCTGGGTGCCGTTGGTGGCCGCCACGACCAGGGACGTGCCGGTGTTGAAGCCGCCGGACGAACCGCCGGCGCCGCGGCTGACGTTGCTCGCAGCCCAGGCCAGCGCGCCGCCCATCTGGCGAGGCGTCGAGCCGGACTCGATCACCGACGCCTGGTTGGCGATCAGGCTCATTTCCAGGTCGCGGGTCGCTTCCTTGCCCTTGAGCAGGACCTGACGGGCCATCTCAGAGGCGCGGCCGGCCTTGTCCACCGCCTCGACCGTGCCGGAGACGATGCCGTCTTCGGTCAGGATCTGGCAGATGTTGCTGACCCGCGTGGTGCGGTTCGGCGCCTTGAAGGTGCCGACGTCATCGCCTTCGAGCTGGGCGTTGTTGGCGACAGCCGAGCGCAGGGTCTCGGTCTGCCACTCGTGGCGGATCGCCTTAGCCGACGCCCGCCCGATGTTGGACAGGAACGGCGTCTCTTCGGCGGCGACACGATAGATGATGTCCGAAAGGTCTTCGCGGAGACCTTTGGCGGTGAGGGTGGTTTCGGTGTTGGTCGGGGCGGCCATCGGCTCACTCTCCAAGTGCGAGAACGGCGGCCACGGCGTCGTCCATCTTCCCGGTCTTCATGGCGCGGGTGACGACTTCGACGCGGCGACGTTCGGTGACGACTTTGCGCGGAGGCGGGGGAGCGGTCGGCCGGGTGGCCGTCGCCTTGCCTTGCGCGGGGTTCGGAGCTGCGACGATGGGTTTGCGCGCCCGTTCGGCCTGGAGCTTGTCGTAAAGCATCGCCTTGTGCGCGATGGTCAGCTCGGACGCCGAAGCCCAGGAGAACGCCTCTTCGGGGATGCCTTGAGACGTCATGTAGGTCAGAAGCTCGGTACGAGCCTCCTTGCCCTTCTGGGGGTCAGCCAGCGGGGAGCCAGCCTCCTTCAGCTTGCCGAACTCGACACTGAGAAACTGACGATGCTCCTGGGTCTGCGCCGCCTCACGGGCGGAACGGGCCTGGGAAATCGCCTGTTGCTCGGCGTCGTATTCGAGCTTGGCCTGGAACGCGGCCTGGGGATCGGTCGCCGCCCAAGCGACGAAATCGACCCCATCCCACCTGTCGCGGAAGAGGCTTTCGGCGTGCGAAAGGAACTGGTCCAGCTTCTCGCCCTGTTCGGCGACGCCAGATGCTGCTTTCCGCGCCTCTGCGGCTTCTTCCTTCGCCGAATAGACGCGCTTCTCGGCTTCGGCCGTTTTCGCCGCGACGAGCATCTGCACATCGGGCGGGGCTTGGGCGAACAGCGCCTTCTCTTCGGCTGACCAGAACTCCGGCGCTTGGATGGCCGCGGCTTGCGGTTCCTCTGCGTCTTCGTCGTCTTCGGGGGCCTCTTCGCTGGCCGGATCGTCTTCGTCCGGTGCGTCATCTCCCACGTCCGCCTGGTCGTCGGACGCTTGATCGGTTTGGGCCTCTTCCGCAGGGGCGTCAGCATACTCGACCGGCTCATCGGTCAGGAGCGACACGGCGTCGTCAATCGTCAGCGGCGCGCTGGCGTCGGCGGTCGGTGCGGAGGCGGTGCTATCAAGGCTCATGGCGACAGAATGGGGCCGCTTTCAGCCGTGCGGATTGGCCCGCTATTCGTCGTCCAGCAGGGCGCGCATCTCGGCGGAATGCTCGGCCACCTGACCACCCTGAACCTTGGCCAGCAGCTTGCCGCGGACCAGATCAAGGGCGCGGATCATGTGATAGGCGTCCTCGCGGGCCTGGCGATCCTCGACATTCGACTCCAGCAGTAGCCGGGTCAGGTCGGCGCGAAGCTCGTTGAAAGCCGCATCGGTCTGGCGAAGCTCAAAGGCGGCCTGGCCGGCGGCGTGGAGCGTGGCGGCTTCGTTGTCGGTGTAGCTCATCCGGGATCACCCCCAAGCTGCGTGCGTCCAAGAGACGGCATACCGGCGCCGCCGACGACCGATTGCTTGAGCTGCATCTCCATCGCCATCTGCTCCCGCTTCAGGGTCATCTCAGCGGCGAGCTGTTCACGCTTGAGCTGCGTCTCCTGCTCGATCTGGTAGCGTTTCAGCTCCGCGTCGGTCTGCACCTTGATCATGTCGGGATCAGGCGGCGGGGGACCTGGCGGCGGGGCGTTCTCAGGGTCGGCGAAGTAGCTGTCAGGC